GCGCCAGCGCAAACGGCACGGCCGCCGGCGCGAGCTTGCCCGCCGACACGAAACCGTCCACGACCGACTGCGCCTCCCGGCGGACCCGGTCGGTCTCCAGCGCCGCGATCTGCGCGTCACGCTGCGAGAGCTGCTCGGAGAACTTGGCCTCGGCATCAGCCCGCACCTTGTCGCACTCTTCGGCGATCTTGCGGGCCACGTCGTCTTCTGTGAAGGTCTTCACGTCTTCACTCATCGTTGTCACCTCCTTGGTGTCCGGGACCGGTGGCCCCGAAGTCGTTTCGTCAGTCGCTTCGCCCTCTTCGGGCGACATCGTCTCGCCAAACTCCAGCGCGCCCTCCAGCTCCAGGCGGTCGTCGAACACCGCGGCCGACGCCACCCGCGGATGCTGGACCAGGCTCACCTCCATCAGCGCGGACTTGTCGCGCCGGATGCACACGCTGAGCCTCCGGGCCCCGGCCTTGTCGATCAGCGCCCAGGCCTCCGGCGAAAACGCGATCCGGCCCATCAGGTCGCGGCCGCGGCGGGAGATCGACTTGAGCACTCCCAGCGCACCGTCGAACGGCGTGTCGGTGTGCTCGATCCTGACCGGCGGCGGGTCACCGAACGAGCCGACCAGCCGGTCGAGGTCCTCCTCGGTGATGTCCACGCCCTTGTCTTCGTAGTTGCCGGCCTCAAAGAGCTTCGCGTCGCGCTCGATCATTGTGTCGGGCACCTGTAGCACCTCCATGCAAAAGGCCCCCCGGTGTTGGCCGGGAGGCCTCGTTCATTCCGCGCGGAATAGGTTGTGATCGGTCGGGTCTAGTCCAGGAGCCCGGCGCGGCGCAGCAGCGTCCTCAACTGCTCCTGGTTCTTGGGGTGGTTTCTGTTGGTGAGGATGCCGCGTTCACGCAGGTCCTCCTCAGTGTCCGCCGACATCGGCCAGTCATCCAAGCGCGGCAGATCGCGCCGAAGCAGTTCCTCTGCCGGCACGCCGTCAAACTGTCCCTTGTGTTCCTCGATTATCATATCAGCCACCCCAGATCGCCGAACAACTCGTCGAATGCGGCTGCGATCGGTTCAAACTCCTGGTCAGACCAACGCGAATCTCGCGTCTGCGGACTCATCAAGTTGAGTTGCCGCACCAGGACCTCATCTCCGGTCTTGCGGGCAATATACTGCGCGTATGACCGTGCGAACAACTCCCGCTCATCGACGAGATAGGTCGCAAAACTGCTGCCCGCGGTCGACTCTGCAGCCAACCGTTTCACTGTGGCTGTATTCTGCACCGCAGTTCGCCATTTGTCAACCACCACACTGGTGCGCGTTGCCGGCCTGATGGTCGCGCCCGGCAGAGCCTGGTAGTCCAACATATGGCCGAACTCATGGATCGCGGTCACCCGCTCGAAGCTCGGCTCGTCGTCGGGCGTATGGTAAACCTTGATCGCCGGGGGCGTGCTGTCTCGGTAACGACCTAGTGTCCCCCACGCGCTTCTCTTGCTCCGCACGTGCACTTCGGTTTGCTTCAGGCCCTTGGGCAGTCGGTGGACCCGCTCGATGCACCGGACCGCTTCTCGCACTTCTTCAGTGTTCTTCTTTGATACGAAGTGAAGCACCGACCCGGCGTCCACATACTTATCTTCGGCAATGCTGGGCGCCGCTTTCACCGCAGCGGGCTTCCCCTTCGCCGCGCGCTTCTCCACATCGCGCACGAACCGCCTCGCCGACCGGCCCTTGATCTCCGGTATCTCCATCGACGTCGTGCCGAACCCACGGAGCACCCGTGGAGCGTTGCGGGCTATCGGCTTCCACTCGAAGCCCTCTTCCTCCGCCTCCCAGGCAAAGATCGGCAAAAGCACGGTGCGGCAGTTGCTGGACATAATACCATTGCAGACGTATAATGAACTCACAGTTTGGAGGTCGTATACATGCCCAACATACGGAAAGACATTGACATCAACCACCTGCAGCGGCTCTATGAATCCGGTCTGTCTACGGAGCTCGTCGGCAAGGCGCTCGGCGTTAGCGCCGAGACTGTTGCAAAACGGATGCGTGAGCATCATATCCCGATCCGCGGCCGTGGTGACAGTCTGCGATTGGGCGGCAGGCGTTGCAAGCCGCTCCCGGCCAAAGAAGTCGTCGACCTCTACACATCCGGCATGTCTCCCGTGGCCATCGGCCTGCGCTACGGTGTTAGCGAATCGCCCGTGCTCCGTTGCTTGGAAGAGAACGCCATCCCACTCAGGGGTAGAAGCGAAGCTATGCTCGCCCGGATGGCCAATGCTTCGCCTGCGGAAAAACTCCGACTCACAGCGGCCGCCCATAAAGCCGTCAAGGGGCGGCCGACATCGGAAGAGCACCTCTGCAAGATCGCGGTCGGGCGTGAACGCAACGGCAGTTTCATCTCCCGAACCGAGGTTCTGCTTCGAGAGATGTTGGCTGAGCGCGGACTCACCTGCACTCCACAGAAAGCTGTCGGGCGTTACAACATCGATCTCGCCGTCAACGAAGCGCCCATCGCCGTGGAGGTATTCGGTGGCGGTTGGCACTTTGTGGGTGACCATGCCGCTCGTTTCCGCAAGCGCACCGACTACATCCTCGACCAGGGTTGGCACATGGTCTGCGTTGTCGTGTGCCTGCCATACCCTCTCGAAGTCGGGGCAGCCGAATACATAGTCTCCCTTGCGGATATGCTTCGCGCTGGCAAACCCATACAGCGTCGGGAACAGGTGATTTTCGGTAACGGCCAACCTACGTCCATGGGAGAACAGAAGCTCAACGGCATTCCCGGCGTACCAGCACCGCAGCCCCGAGACGATGCCACAGGGCGATATAAAGCGCGTGCCCGGCAGTAGGCACTGAAAGTGATAGGGGGGCAAGTTCCCCTCGATCTGATCTTTCGGGAACCGCTTGCCGTCGCGCGCCCGGCAGATGTCGGTGGTCCGCACGTCTTTTATCGCCGCCACTTCGTAGCCGACGATCTCGTCGGTCGAGTCGAACTCGCGCCAGCGGCTCTGGCTGTAGATCTTGGCGACCTCGGTGCGGGCGATGTTCTCGAGCCGGTGACGCCGGAACTCAGTGAAGACAGCCTGCAGATCGCGCATCATCTCCCGGTGCGGCATCCCGCTCTCGACACCCGCAACCACGATCTGCTTCGCGCGCTCCAGAGCGTCGGAATCGACGACTCCCACCAGCCGCAGCGCATAATCGCGATACCACGCCAGACCCTCGTCCGGCAGGTAGTTCATCGGATCGTCGTCCGGATCCGGTGTGGTTTCCACGGCGAACCGCGGTCTCTCGGCTTTGATCGCCCGCTGGATCTCGGTGGCGGCCGACATCCTCGACATCACCGACGAGTCCATCAGCGCCTTGACCAGCGCCTCGCGCGTGGCGATCACCCGCTTCGGGTTCAGCGCGAGCGCACGCGGCCGCACACCCATCGCGAGCTGCAGACGCAGGTCCTCGTAGTGGCCCAGCGCCGCACGGTTTGCGATGCGCAAGAACGCCGCCTCGAGCCGGTCCAGGCGCGACATTATGCGCCCCGGCCGGAACAGCCGCACGCGCTCAGAGCGGGTCACTCAAAGGCCTCGTCGGTCACCAGCGGCGCCAGCTCCTCGCGGGCCGGCAAACCCAGATACTCGCGGATCCACTCCTCCCGCGGATCCACCACCTCGACCGACGCGAGCCGCCAGATGATCTCCGACAGCGCCGTCGCATCGCGGTCGTCGATGAGCAGCGAGAAGTCGGGATACACTGGCGTCGCGAAGTTGGCGTCGCACAGCGGACGTATCCACTGCTCGTCCACATACTCCTCGACCTTGCGCTTGAGCTTCTTGATATACAGGCTCAACACGTCCTGGTGGACGCGGCCCAGCGCCATCGAGCCCACGCGCGTGCCCTCGTCGGAGGTGAGCGTCTGCCCCAGGATGGAGCGCACGATCTGCTTGCCGCACCACTCCAGCGCGTCACCATAGCCGCCGCTCGAGATCATCTGGTTCGCGGTGAGCAGCTCCACCTCGACGTCGGCCGGTATTGTGATGGCCGTCTCGGTCTTGATCCGGTCCAGCACAGTCAACAGATCGTCCTGCGCCGGCTTGCCCATCCCGGGCCGGTATTTGCCGATCGCCGTGGGCATGCCGTATTTCTCGAGCCAGATGAGCCACCACTGGAAGAGCTTCTTTTTGGCCCAGTAATAGCGATAGGCGCCTCGCAGGTCCGATCGGCCCCACGGGTCGCCGTGGCTGGCATTGTAGCTGAAGAGTCTAAACTTGTTCGGGTCCACGTCCACGTCGCCGCCGTCGACGCGCAGCGTGATGGCCGTTATGTTGTTGAAATCATCCAGGCGCACCTTGTAGAGGCTCGGGTCCTTGGGCTTGATGTTGGCATAGACCCACCGGCCGTCCACCGCGGCCCACACCAGCTCGACCACCGACGTGCCGTATGTCAGCGCGTCGGCCAGGACCTCCTCCAGGATGTCGTCGATCGACCCGGGCATCGAGTCGAACACGCCCTGCACGAACGCCGCCTGGTCCTCTGCGCCGGACCCTGCGGGCGCCGAGGGCGACGGCTGCATCTCCCAGCCGCGCGACAGCACGCCGGCGGCCTTGACCGTCAAGGCGGCCTTGACGTCGGGGTCGTCCCGCATCTCCGTGTAGATGCCGGGACCGGCGGCCTTGGAGGTCACCAGGTCGTCTGTTACCAGCTCCCAGCCGGCAGCCTCGCTGTGGTAGCGAGTGCCGCGGGCCACGCCCTCCTCGCCGAGCAGCTTGCGCCCGATCGCCGTCGTCAGCCCTGCTAGAGTGTCCTTGATCGCCATAATCTCACCGTGGGAGTTGTCCCGCCTCGCGCTTTCTGGGGCTGGTCAGGATCGCCACCTCGCCGCCCCATCCCGCCACCTGTATGCCGGCATAGGATGCGCAGTCCACCTGGTCGTCGTGGCGGCCGACGGGGAAGCTCACAAGCTCGTCCTCATAGTCGCCCAGCCACGGCGCGTCCTGGCGGTGATACACGGCGCCCTGCTCGTAGCGCGCCTGCATCGTCAGCGATCGCGAAAGTTTGTCCCGGTCCGCGGACAACGCCTGCACAGGGAGCCCGTCAGTCACGCACTCCTGGATGATGTTCAGTCCGAAGCTCACCTTTTCGACGGCCTGGAAGTTCGGGCTGAACCGGTCATAGAGCATTCGCATAATCGCCCGGTGCTGCGTGGTCTCCGCGCGCTCGCGGAACATGTCGACCAGGATCACGTCCGCAGCCGGCGTCACGTCCCAGGTGCCGGCCGCGAAGTAGTCGCTCGAGTCGCCGGTAGTCGCTGCCGGGTCAACGGTCTGGAATCTCCAGCAGGCCCGCTGCTCGACGCGCCGGACTGTCCCGTCGGGCTGCAGCATCTCCCAGTAGTCGATCCCGCTCAGATTGACCGACCTTGCATAGCGGAACCAGGACCGCTGGAACCGCATCCCCTCCAGCGGGGCGGGGCGCTGCTGATAGAGCGCCGAAAACCAGTAGTGGCCTACCTGCGCCCGGATCTCGTCGAGCCGCTCGCGCGGAAACCGGGCCGGCCACAGCGCTGCGCCTTCCGCCCGGCCCAGACCGTCATCTTCCTCGGCGACGGCCGGCAGCCTCAGCACGCGCCACTGCTGCGTCGCGTCCGCGGCCAGGATCCGGCCCGCCAGATCGTCCTCGTGCCAGCGCGTCATCACCACGATGACGGCGCCCTCCGGTTCCGACTCCAGCCGGGTGTAAGCGGTGGACAGATACCACTGCCAGGTCTTCTCGCGTATGGTGGCGCTCGCCGCCTCCTCGGAGTTCTTGACCGGATCGTCGATGAGCAGGACGTGAGCGCCCTTGCCCGTGATCGGGCCGCCGACGCCCGCGGTGGTCATCCCTCCGCCGGCGGTCGTGTCCCAGCGCTTGGCAGCCCGCGACTGCGGCGCCACCGAGACACCGAACACTGGAGGACCCAGCTCGTCGAGCAGCGCCCGCGCCTTTGCGCCCCAGGATGCAGCGAAGTCGGCTTCATAGCTGGCCAGGATCAGGCGCCGCGTCGGAAACCGGCCCACATACCACGCCGGGAATATCTGCGAGATCAGGTAGCTCTTGCCGTGCCGCGGCGGCATTGTGACCAGCAGGCGCTTGGTCTGGCCCCAGGCCACGGCCTGGAGCGCCTCGTCGATCAGCTCGATGTGGGGCGGGTAGGCGAACCGCTCACGAAACGCCAGGTGCCCCAGCGCCGCCGGGCTCTCCCTCGCTGCCGCCAGCAATGCAGCGGATAAGCTCTCTTGCGAGTCGGCGGGTGTCGTCGTTAGAGTTGCCATTGATTGTGAGCGCCGGGCCGGCCACGAGGGTCTGGGCCTCGCTCGTCAGCCCCTTGATCTGGGCGAGCTGTTTCAGCGCGCCGAGCTTGTCGTGAAACTTGATCCTGGCAATGCCGCCGTTGGAGTCGAACGAAATCTCGCACACGGCCGCAGTCACGTCGCGATCGGCAGCCGAGAGCGCCTCAACCGAGCCATCGGCGATCACCTCGAGCAAGTCGAGAATGTTGAAGTGAGCCAGGCACTTGAGCTCGTGGAACAGCCGCACAGTCTCGATGTCGTCGGCCTGGGCAAACACCTCCAGCCGCTCGGCTATCGCAGACCGGATCTCCGGCCTTTGCAGGATCTCGAAGGCTGTCTGCCGGGCCGATCGCGGGCTGTAGCCCGCACGGCGCGCGGCCGCCGCCCCGTTGAAGTCCGTGCAGTACTCCTCGATGAACCGCCGCTGCTTGATTGTGAGATCGTCACACATGGTTTTTTTGGTCCGGGCCGCCCCGTGAAGGAGAGAGATGACCGTCTACGTGACGGTGCCCGCCGCTGCAATCACGCGGGCCACAACCGGATGCGGTCGATGTCGAGCGTGGTGGTTGCAAGCGATTTAATCCCGACCTCGATTGAGTGTGCCCACCACGGATAGAAGACCGGAATGTTGATCCAACTCCATGTCGCCGAACTGGGGAACGACGTGACATAATACATCGACAGCGCGTCTGTGCCCGTTCCTAGTTCGTTAGCAGCCTTGAAATACACGGTGTTTGACACAGCTATAGCCTGAGCCGCATCGGTCTTTGCCCGGAACCGTAGCAGGTAGCGTGCGTCGGGTCGCCCGTAGAGCCGTATTTTGATCGTCGCTCCGCTGTTCGTTGCTCCCCCTACCATGCGCAGGAATTGGCCCTGGCTTTCCTCGCCATCACCTGATGCATAGTCATTTGCCACTATGCCGATACTCGCGCCAGCAGACGAACCCTGCCAGTACTGTATTTGCGCGTGCACCACTCCATCAGCGAGCGCCCCGGCAGACAGTACTTCAAAATCCTCATGCAGGCCCATACCTGCCACATCCGACAACGCGCCCGCCGTGTATGGCGGCTGCACTCCGAGCATGAGGGTGCGGATGCTCACAGAATGAATACCTCTTGACGGGTCGCCTGCAACGCCTTCGTCGCGCACAGTCGCTATCGCGTCAACGAGATTTTTAAGTTTTGTTCCCTCTGAGCTTGCGCCCGAGACCGGCAGGTGGGACAACACAATCACACGTACGCCCGGTTGGGCTAGTTCCTCAACCCATGTAAGCGCAGCCGCTGGTGTTGACGTAGGCAGACTAGCAACGCTCACATACTTGCTGCCGAAAAAGTACCGCGCCGGCGGCCCGGTAATCATGCCACCAGGCAATGGATTGCCCCAACTGCACACCTGGCCATACTCGTAGTTTTGTCGGATCATCGCTCCGGCGGGTCCGTCCACATCGGCATGGTGATTGATTACCGACAACTGGTCGCCGCCAACTGTTCCCCATCCAGGCTCTATAAATCCACGCACCAGCGTTCCGATAAGCCCGTCGGGCGCAGTTGTGCTTGTCGCCCGAAGTATTTCCTCCAGCTTCGGCCCACCGCTTGCGATCTCTTTTACCAGTGCCTCCTGATCTCCAAGCGCTACGGAGTCGTGCGTCCACGTGTGGTTGGCGATCTCGGCAGCATATTGCCACACCGACTGTTTGATCTCCGCCAGCGTCATCTTGCCTGCCACCGCAGCACCACCCTCAGCTTCAGCTATGTGATTTTTCGCGTTGAGCGCGTGTGTGACAATAACGCCTTTGCGCCAGCAGTACTCCATCGGCGACAACCCGCCCCAAATGGTGGCGTCCGCAGTCGTCCACTCCTTGTTGCCGTCGTCTGCGCGAATGGCGATCAGGGCGCCGGGATACGTCAGTTGCACCGGGTCTACCGTCATTTCTGAGACGGCGTGCGCACCACCTGCGCGACCTCGCGTGGGCATATAGTCAATAACGTCCACAAACGGCGATGGCGTCGTGATCTCGCGCCGAACTCCCGGCATCGCGACTACTGTTGCGCGATTTGTCTCATCCGCGCCCGCCGCCACCGCA